CCAGCGTTCCAGCAAGCCAGGAATGATACCTTTTTTCTCATAGGTAAGAATAGTGCCATTAGCAGTGAGTATCCAGGGCTGGTGGCTGTCAAAGATCAGCGTCCAGATCTCTGCGGCCGAATGAGAGCTTTCTGAGCCGTCTTGCCAGTCAATGGTAATTTCAGTGCCAACTTCTGTGTTCATCACAGCAGTATATTCAAGACTGCCAAACAAGTTCTCCCAGGCATCTGCAAACTTGCCTCCGTTCTTGGCCATCTTTTCTTTGATATAATGGTCAGTCATGGTCTGTCGCAACTGACCCACAATGGTTTCCGGACCCATGTTCTGTGCTCGAATAGCTGAGGGATATAGACTGTTGATGTCAACTGATCCTACCCATTCATGCAGACCTTTTTTGGGATACGCAACATAGGCACCTGCTGCTTGATTGTCTTCGCTATCGTTACGTTGTTTGCGATTAGGCACAACAAATCCACGTTCATGTGCTTCCACAATGATCGCCTGTTCAGTCACTGCCACAGCACCCATTGTGGTCTGTAGCAGCACAGTGTTGGCATGTGCCAGTTCGCTGGCCAGTTCTAGAAAACGCAGTTTCTTGTCCAGCTTGTCCAGCAGTGCAGTATCCTGACGGTTGTATTCAATAAACTTCTTGAAGTGTTGATTATACAACTGATCCAGAGTGCCTTCGAACTGTGTCTTGGTCTCTCCCAGTTCATATTCGGAAATAGCATCCAGACTGTAGCTGTGACGTTCTTCGTAAGTGTATTTGCGATACAATTGCATATAGTCCATATGCACTCGCCCCACTAGGTCATAGGTTTCTTGTTCAGCACCAAAGCGTTCAAACATGCGCTTCTTGGGATGTTGTCCCCAGAGACAGAACTTGCGAGTGTCATCCTTGCTGAGAACTCTAATGGTTCTGTTGATGGTGTAAGGGATATCATAGCCCTCTGAGTTCCAGCCACTCAACACATCTGCATCGTCGATCAGGTCCAGAAACATCTTGATCATGTCACGCTCATCTTCAAACAAGAACGTGTTTTCAAAATCAGCCACCAGTTCTTGTGCTGTGGCCATGCTCATGTGCTTGGGTGGCACAGCCATGGTGACCATTTGATCCAGCCAGTTCAGGTACACCGAAATAGCAGTGATGGGATTGAACGGATCATCCACAGGTGAGAATCCGCGTTCCTTGTTGAAGTCTACCTCAATGTCGAAAAATGCTGTGTGCAGGTCCGGAGCATCTTGACCCTTGTAGTTGTCCTCTAAACAACGAAAGATTGGATTGATATCGCTTTCATACAGTTGCTTGCTGGAATGCATGCTGACTTCTTTGCGAAACTCTTTGTTGTTTCTTGTGCTGAATCTTGACACAGGTGTGTCATAGATGCTGCGATGTTTGCCTCTGGGGTCATCATAGTAGAACACAAAGTTTGCTGGATATTCCCTGTAGACTCGAGTGCCATTGCGGCGCTCTACCACGTGAATGCGATCGTGGGCACGATCAAATAGACTGTCAATATAACTCATGTATCTCCGTTTATGGCCGGTAAGCCGTGTTGCTTGCCCTTAACGTGGGCGATTCGTTGCAAAGCAATATTTATAATGTCTTGCCCACTGTGGTGAGAATTGTTTCCAGCAGTTCGTGATCCTGTTGTTCTTGTCCAAAGCTGGCCTTGTGTGCCATGCGAATTGCTTTCTTCAACACAGCTGGTTTGATTTCTAATTCTTCTGCAATGGCTTTCACAGTGTCTGTAAGGCCGCCCTGCAAGGTATCAATCTCGTGCATGACCTGCATGCCTTCATTGATGATCTGGGTGAGTTTGATTTTTTGGTCGCCGTTGAATGTTTTGTTTTCCATGAGAATCTCCTAAAGTAGTCAGCTAGTATAACTGATACAGTAGGAGATGTCAAGGTGTGTTTGCTCACTTTAGGATTCCCAGTAGCGAATTGGGCCGTCCAAGGCAGCAGCCGCCTGCCCTCGCAACTAGTGCGGTCCTAAGGGTGTTCTTAATGTCATTTGTTCGAGTACCCTGGTTAATTTTTTTTGTGCTCGATTCTTATACCAATCATGTATGGTACTTATCACGTTAACGTTGTTTTCGAATCTCAACCGGCATTGTTTCCACGCCTGTTTAGCGTAATTGGGATCTGTAAGCAATCTGTGATTAGAGTCAATTGCAGCAACTATTCGGTCAAATGGATTAGCAATAGTGTCATAGTTGTGGTTAACTATGTCATCAAATACGTCTAGCCCCACTTCACGCAGATGGGCCACAATGCCACATCCACCGAGTATAATTGGAAAATTACAGCCATAAAAACTATGCGCAGTTTTTTCTGTGATCATAACTGTTGGTTCAACAAATGACGATTCGGTTACTATTTCTACAAAACTGTTTTGGTACATGGCTCGTAATCTGTTTTCAAAATTGCCTATATTATCGTTTTGTTTGCGACCATAATGATTATAAATCTCATATACGTCATCTTCAAAATCAGACTGAGTTCTCATCAATTCAAAACCGGTGAGTATTTTGTTTCTTATATCTGTATGAGTTGGACCAAACTCCCAACTCACATGATCTAACAACACATTGGGATTCCCTGAAGGATTTTTTAAATAAGAGATTACTCCGTGATCAGCGTATCCAGCGCCAAATAGATAACTTAACGCTATCAATCGATGCGGCCTAACGTGTCTATTCAAACAAATAAAAGTACGGTCACTGTTAAAATTTTTGTCAAGCACAGGGGTCAACACACTATACCCAGCCTGTTGATTTACCCAATCACCTCCCCAGGGTATGATGTGCAAATTAGGTTGTTGTAGTTCAATATCTAGATTTTCTACACTAGTAAACAAAATAATTTTTGTATCTGGATGCCGTTTTGCAAATCCTTCGATGCTGACAGTTCCTGATTGTTGTGTGTCTTTCCACCAATTAAATGTTGACCAAATGTCTAATAGATCTTTGACTCCAATGATTACCAACGGTGCTTGGCAATTGACATTTTGAAAGAATCTATCCATGATCAGGGAATGAGTACTCCACATATAATAGGATTCCACATCACCATTAATTTTATCTACTATATCTTTAAACCAAGGATAGGTAAAATCATCAGTAGGCGGCCTGGATATAATATATGTCATAATTGATTTACCCTGGCTGAGTACCAATCTTTTCGTAAAATTAGTGCTTGTTCTAACAACGGGGGAATCTGCATCGCTGTACACACACGCTGATACTCTTGAACAAATGCATGATCACTTTCTAATAGTCGAGTAAGACTGATCGGTTTCATGCTGTATTGATGTTTAATTTGATCAAACTGTTCTTTCTCCATTGGCCGAACTTGGAATTGCAATTTTTGCTGTTCAGAATCTACCCAGCCTCCCCAAACATCAAGGTCAAGATCCACATAGAAAAATTCTGAATCCTCATCGCCTGAAAAATCCTGGTTAAATTCATATGGATGCAACGGAAATACTATCCTAGCATATTTGCGATTACAAAAAACATTGAGTAATCTATAGCAAAGATATTCCTTGTGATCTGCGTAGGCGCGATGAAATTCTTGCCAAGTGTCAAATTCTGTAGATACTGTAGAAAATTGATAATTTACTAATCTATCAAAGGTATCAGATATTTCTAATCCATGATCGATGTATTTGGTCATCACGGATTGACGTATCAATGGCATGGTCTCAGGTCCGAGAGAAAACAATCTAGATACGAAATTCCCTGCATGCCCGGGCATATATAGTACTATTACTGTTTTCATCTTTTACTTATAGAGTCATGAGATTCAGTGCTTTTTTAGATTGTAAACTGGTCCAAAGATTCAGGAACTGTCTTTGATCAGTGTTGGCTGTACTCGTTACAAACTCGTCTAATCTTAAAATTCTTTCCGGTACAAATTGTTTAATTATATCAGGGACTCGAGGATCTACAGTAGTGCCATTAAACCAGGCACTATTTTGTAGTATCCATCGGATGTACTTGCGATCAGAGGTTGGTGCTGCAAATGTCTGTCGACTAACGTCTGTAAACCAGTAGGCACGTTTTTCCCAGGCCATCCTCAATTGCAATTTTAACGGTGCATACAGTAATATTTTATATGTGTTGTCACTGATGCTGTGATTAACATCAATCATGTAATCACTCCAAAGAGGATTACATACCAGAAACAACTTGCGGCCTGCTAGTTGTTTTAATTCCTGATTGTTGGGCCAAATTTCTTGGGTTTTCCATCGGCTACGATCACGGATCAAGTCTGGTGAGAACTGACGGTTGATCATTTCCCATGTTTCATCGATGCTGTGTTGAAAATTGCCAGACAGCAATAGATAGTAATACAATGCAAATCCGCCGGACCCACCTTGATAAAGGATGCAAACGTCTTGATTCAACGGATTACTGTGTTTTGATAATGCTGGCCATGATGCTGAGTCTACTTTCATGAACTGCTTGGGCTGACTGTTTGGCATCCTGATCAAACTGTTTCTTTGTGGCTTTTACAATTCCGCTGAATCGACGATCACCAGTTTTGCGATCACCTGCGGAATCAGCAGCAGTGGCAGCAGCACCGGCTTTGGTTTTGTATCTGGCAAGAGTAGCAGGGCTGAGTTCGTCTAGTTGTTTATTATCGGTTGCTGCGTCTTGCTGACCTGTTAGTGCTTGCAGCAATGCTCTAGCAACCACACGATCTTTTTCTTGTTCATCGTCAGGCAACTGATCATAGTCAATGTTCATCAACTTTGCTCGTTGTTGAAGTTTTGCTTCTAGTTTGCCAGCGGCTCGTAATTTTTCTGTGTCATCAAATTGTTCAGGATTTTGCACAAATGCTTGAGCAGTGGTATTCCAGCCTTGGTGTATAGCATCGCTAATGGCTTCAATATCTGTGACGCCTTGATCAATCATTTGTTTGGCATACGCAGCTGATTTCAAGTTTGCTTGCCATCCAAATGTGTTGCCGGGGCTACTACGACCATATCCGTATGCAGTATCCAGTGCTTCGTCACTGACAGTTGCCAGTTGTTGTACGCTTAACTGCTGGTCATTGCCTTCCGAGACGCCTCGGCCCAGCTGCCTTAGATCAGATGTCAGCACTGTTTTTGTAGTGGCACTGGATGGAATTGTGATACGAGCACGCTCTCGGTCTCGGCTCATGTCAATCACTTGTGCTTTTTGGTCAATGTATCTTACAGTGTCACCTATCTGTATCTTTTTCATGGACACACCGCCAAGATTGACTGGTCGATCACCTGCATAGTTACCGTGACCTTCCGCCAAGTCATCACTTGACATGGTTCTTAAACCACTCCCGCCAGCATCACTTATTAATTCATCTATCATATCGCTCACCTGACCTTCTGCTCTGAGTTGTGCTCGTAGACCAGCTTCTTCACCCTGAGCAATATACACTTTTGCAATGGTCATTGCGCTTGCAAAATCTTCTGG